TGGTAGCACTTCAACATCAGCGCCATTAACCATTGGATCAACCAACACTACTGTGTCGATCTCCATTTGATAGGCTTGATCAGGCTTTGGGCCAATAAAAATCTTCTTAGGCCCGTACATGGAAAAGCCTACTGGACGCCCAGTGTAGTTTTGCCAATAGCGCAACTGTGCATTAAAGTCAGTCCAAGGCAGGTAGTACAGCGGAATGCGCGAGTTCCCCCAGTAGAGGATCACATTCAGCACATCAACGGTATTGACGCCTTCAGGCAAGTCAGCAAAGTCGATAGTTTCGACGTTGTAGGTTACCGTGTGATTTTGCAAAACGCGATTGCACCCTGAGTCTCGGACTAGGGTGTTACGCCCATCGTTTATGTAGTCCGTTAGCTCTGCATCTGTCCAGAAGTTCGCATTAACGTCATGTAATAAACGCCGGGTCTGCGTAATGTAACCAGCAAGCGTATCTGCCATTTTTAACCATCAAGGTTTGCAACTTTCGCCGCACCCTTTGCCTTGGGCATTGGGGCGGCTACTCGTTCCACCACTGGGGCTGACAAGTGGACGGGCTTTACAGACTCTTTCGAAAAAGAAAACAAGGCCAGCTTTTCCATTGCTTCGTCAAACTGGTTACTCATTTTCATCCAACCAAGTCTTACAAGATACGGCTCTTTATTGTCATCGCCATAACCAAAAATATGTTTTGCTGCAACTTCAGGAATCTCCACCACTTTTTTTGGCTCAAAATGGTACACCGTACCATCCAGACCGTCAGAAAATGACTCAGAACCATTATTGCAAACAAAGATCGTGGTCATAGCGAGACAATATCTCCATATAGGGCAACATCGCAAGTAACTGCGGCGTTGACCGAACAATTAACATAAAGCACTCGGGCAGTTTGAACGTCAGTGTTTGCAGCAGAAGCCAATGTCAAGTCATCAAACTTAGTCGTGCCAGTTGCGGCACTCAAGGCTTGATCGGCTGCAATGGCAGTGCCTCCACCGCTTGCGGCAGTGAAGACACCCACATTGGCACCACTTGCATTACCACTGAAGTTAGACAGAACTATCCGACGCACAATGTATTTAGTTGCCGCTTGCGCAACCAAAGTCGTAACATCACCGGTAGCATTTAGGCTTACGCCCGTTTGATCTGCCAGCCGGTAATTGCCAAACGAATCTGGATACGAACGGCCTACTGCATTTGCGTCCATAGCTCCCCCTTATGCGTAGGTTTCGCCAGCAGCTTGACCACCGTTGATGTCCAGCAGTGTCACAGTCGCATTGCCAGAAGAATTCTTGGCAAAGATATTGACACCATCGGAAATCACAACACCACCAGTATTGGATGCCATAACGGTAGCATTAGAACTGCCGTTATAGGCCAACACGGTGACGTTAGCGGACGGGAACATGACATAGATACCTGCCGGAATGACAGTACCGTTGCCAGTTGCCACTGCGTTAATAGTAACAGTCTGGAAGTAAGCGCCCGGAGTGTTGCTTTGAGCGCCAGCCAGAATAATTTTATTAGGTGCAAGAGACATGATTTCCTCCTTACAGGCTCAAAGAGTTGTAGCCCGTAATCTTCGTCATGGCTTTCGGCTTGGTGTTTACCAATTCTGCAATCATCAGAACTGCACCAACGTAGCCAATCTGGAAGTTCGGAAGTGTGGACTCGAAGCCAGTGAAGGCGAACGATGCCTGCTCATGGATATAGAGCGAGAGATAGTTCGTGTTCAGCAGATACAGAGTACCTTCCGGGCAATACGGGTCTGGATAGATTGGCACACCAGCAACCATCAGGGCGCGGAAAGCAGCCTGTGGGCCATTGGCATCACCATCAAAGCCGGAGCCGGGAGTAATCATGTAGTTTTCTTGGCCTACATAATCCTGTGCCAGCAACGTCCAAGTACCGAAACCGCAAACGCCAAAGGTCGGAACCTCTGCGCCATTCTTCACGGTGCCGGAAATGTATTGCAGTACGTTTTGACGGGTCGGGTTGACCGAGCCAGCAGCGTATTGCTTCGACTTCCACCATGTGTCTGTAGTACGGTTAATGTTACCGTAGGTTGCGGTGCCAGTACCATCATCTACTGCCGCAGGCAGACCGATGAATTGCTGGTTGTTCGTGGTGTTGTTATACAGCGCGGTTGCCATCGAATCCATCATCACGTTGGTCGCGTCGTTCATACGCGCTTCGATCAGAGGAATGATTGCGTAGTCTTGCTGTACGGCACCTTCCATACCGAGGAACGGTACAGGAGAAACCAGCAGCTTCAGGTTAAATTCAGCTTGGTAAGCACCTTGCTGAACGGAAGGCTGCGCGAACGAACCGGAATAGTCCGACCACTGAGCATTCACGAATTGAGAACCCTGAACTGGAACCGATACAGACGACACACCGCCGGAGGCAGTCTGCGAGTTTGCAATCAGTGCCGCCATCAGGGGCGTTGAGTTGTAGATTTGCACGACCAACTTCGGGATAAATGCCCGACGAGTGACGTAGGTCAACTCGTTGTACTGATTAGTACCCGAAGCCGGAAGAATGCCGCCACCAATAGGCATAATTTACCTCCGAAGTTTAAAAAATAGCCCCTTACAAACCGATTGGCTTTGGATTCTTGCGTAATTCTGCCAAAGCCGCCGCTGCATTTTCACGGGCAGCAGCTACCGGATTCTTCATATAGCCCTTCACATCTAAACGAGACATGACGGGCGCTGGATAACCGGGTGTTGGCACTGCCGATTGCTTCATGTGACGCCAGTAATCAGCGGCGGTTTCATGATTAGCAATGCCTTTGTCGGTCATCAGTTTCTCAATTTCAAGAATGTCATCATCAGACTGAGCGTAACCACTCTCTTTTAGCTTGCTACGGCGGCGATTTAGTTCATCACGCACCTCACGCGCACGCAACTGCTTCTCAAGGTCTGCCACACGCTGTTCGGACGCCGAAACACGCTGGTTGACAACCTCTTCCATCTCCAATTCAGGCACAGGCAGGTCAGGATTGACCTCTTTTGCCAGTCTTAGAAAGGATTTGCGTGTTTTTGGGTCTTCCGACAAGCGTTTTGAAAGTGCAGCAAGCTCTTCAATTGCTTCGGGAGAATAGTTTTCCAGACTCATGATTAGCCCCTTGAGTTAATTAGTAAATTTTCTTGGTGTCGCCCGGCTTGCTCATAGTCATAGAGTTGCGCTTGCCGGTTTTTGAAGCATTCGACAGGCCACCCATTTCTGCGAAACGAGGCGTATTGTAAATTTGACCATTCATCTGCGAGTTGTCAGTCGGGCGGCGAACGGTCATTGCACCCTTTGGCTTAAAAAGTTCCATGATTGCTCCTTAAATTGGAAGTGGTGGTGCGGTAGTTCCCGCGATAGGCGCTGACATTGCTTCTCTCTGCCCCGGCGTAGCGCCACCCGCTTGTGGTAGAGACTGAATCATTTGGATGATTTCAGACGGCATCAAGCGACGCGAATCAGACTCGCGCTCACCAAAGCGGCGAGTAATTTCAGCGATCACTTTCTCAATGGTCTTGGACTCTTCTGAGCCCATAGCAAAGGCGGCTAGTGCTTGTTGCATCATGTCTAGCGCCATCATGACATTCAAACGCGCAGCTTCTTCTTCACCGCGCTTTGGTTCAGGCGTACTCAAAGGACTTGCCATCGGCGCAGTCGTTTCTTCCTGCTCAAACGCAGGCGGGGTGGCGGGTTCGCCTCCCATTCCTTGATCAGCCTTCATCAAGTCCATCATGTCCTGTGTTTTCACAGCCATTTGGTACTCCTATGTTGCGCGAACGATAGATATAAATTAACTATCGCGTCAACTAAAAAAAGGGGCAAAATGTTGCCCGTTGCTATTTTACTATCGACTGGTACTTCTGGTGCCAGTATTTCTACTAGCGCCTTTGAAGGCATTTCGGTTAAAGCTCATCGACGGTGGTTGCCGGGTCGATTGAATATCACGCTGGCTCATACGGGGTTGATCCCCACTTTTCAGCATGGACTGGGAGTTCATTGCGCCTGATCGTTGATTCATTACACAGCCCTCAGTTGCGGTTGTTCGGGTTGCTCTGGTGTCGCGCCTGCTGGTGCGCCACCTTGCGGTGCGGCAGGGGGCTGCATCATTTGCTGCATAGCTGCGGCAGCTTCCATTGCCTTGACCTCTTCCACCAGTCGATCTTTCATTGGCGGCTCGACCATCTCCAGCAAGCTGGCCTTACCAATAGCGCCAGCATTAAACAGGCTAAAGGCCAAGTCTCTGGCATCTTCCATGAAGATTGGGCTATTGGAATGCGCGTCCACTTTGACAACAAAGTCATCCGTAAACTGGGCAGCAATAAATTCGTTGCCATCTTCGTCACGGTAGCGCGTATCGTCATAGACCATCATCATCTTCAGATACAGCGTTGCAATTTTCTCAAGACTGTCTTCAATGGTCAATGCACGTTTCTTGGCGCGGGAAGAACCCAGTCGAGCAAGCTGCGAGGCATGGCCTTGGCTACGAACGCCAGTTTCGCCACGGCCTGAGAGTACGCTGGTAATACCAGAGGCTTCAGCAAACATGGCGTCAATCTCACCGAGTTCGCGGAACAAGTCGTTCGGGATGTTTGGCGTGAACTCTTCTACTTTGGCGTTAGGCATATCAGACGCCACCATGCCGTTGGCACGATTAAGCGCAAACATCTTTTCATCCAAGATTCCTTGGAAACCAATAAACGCCTTGGGTGGGTTGACCTGCTTGTCCAGCAATTCGAGTATCTGTCCGGTTCGTTTATTACGCATCTCTTGCAGGAACACAAGACGCTGCGTTTCAGACTGACCATAGTAGTAATCGTATTGAGGCGATGGGCAGATTTGTACAAACGGCTGCTCACCTTGTAAGAATAGGCTCTTGGATGCACGATCATAGATGACGATGTCTGGATCAGCAATGGTGACGCAGACGTAATCATCCACCTTATCGTCGTATATCCAAAGCTCCCGCATTTTGACGGTAGGCTCTGCAATCTGTGGCGTGTACGTCATGTTGCCAGCCAGATTCATTTGCACGTTACCGTAGATTGTCGGATCAATTGCAGAAGTCACTAGGCGCTCAACGCCTTCGGGGTACTTCTTGGTTTGCTGTTCAGCCAGCGCAATGCGACTTAGAATCTCATCACGCTTTTCATGCGAGTACAGGCGTGAGTAGAGTTCCGATTTGGTCATGTAAAACTCTTGCACCATTGCCTCTTGGCGGTCTGTGTATGGTGTGTCTTCGCGTAGCACGCCAAACACGCCGGGTTCCACCATGTACGGGTGAATACCATTGCGCCAGATTAGTTTGACAAAGGTGGAGTTGTAGCAAAACGCCCAGTTCAATGCCTGACCAAACACTTGGTCTGCATTGCTTGCCATCCAGTAGTCATGCAGCGCAGAGGTCAGTGCGGATATTTTCTTTTTGAACACTTCAGGCACAGACGCGCCGATCTTGATGGAGAAGCGCGTCGTGTCTGCCGAGTACATAAAGGCAGACAGTTGATCAATGTGCGGATAGATTTTATTGAAGTGCGCAGGCGGTGAGTTTTGATCAGCGCCGAACAGGTAGTAGGAGCGTAGGGTGGAGTATTGTGCTTGGCGCTCACCTTGAGACACCAGACACTTGTTCATGATGTCAATGTAGAACGCTTGGCGATCAACTGGGCTTTCAGGAATTCTCATTTGATCTGTAAATTCTCATGGTCGGCAATGTAAGACCCCACTTTCGGGCCACTCAAATTCGTACCCGCTTGCTTGACCGCCTGCATTCCTGACACTGACTCACCCGCAATCGAGTTAAGGTTGTAGCCACCCACTTCCGCAGGCGATCCCCAACGGGGTGCGAACGGATTATTAGGCGTGGCATGGCGCGGCGGCTGCGCCTCACCTTCTCTGGTCGATTTAATATCGCTCATCTTGAAGTCTAGCGCAAGTTGTTTTAGCGTTTTGTCATTATGTTTCGTTGAATCGCTGGCAATTCCGACAGGTTGCAAGAACACTAATTGCACATCGGTGCAGCCGGAAGGGCATACTGCCTGCCGACTTTCAAAGTAGCCATGCACCGGACACTTGTAATCATGTAATACACTCATGTTAGCCCCTCACTTCTTTAACAAATGTGGTTTTGTATAATCGTACTTGTTAATGGGTTTAACGGATAAGCCAATTTTTCCGTTATTCATCTCCAGCGTGTAGCCACGCTTCAAGGTTTTGCCAAAATCCTTTGGCGGGTGGTAGTCCAGCTTCATTCTGCCAGCAATATCCATCCTCATACCGGCCTCGCCGTTCTCCAAAGCCGTCAAAGCCTTGGAAATACGGCGCTGTGTGGTCTCAGAAACAGGCATTTTTAGCTCAAAAAAGGCCTTTTTCATGTTCCGATAGTCCACTCCTGCCATCTTCGCAAACTCAGCCATTGAGTAGCCTCTTTTGCGATTTAGACGCATATTGTGCAGTCTTAGCTTGATTTCAGTGATGGAAAGTACCTTAATCATCAAAAACCCAGTGCTTTTAGGTAGTTTGACACCTGTTTTTGTACTTGAACCTGCCCACCTTGCTCATTTTCGTCGCTTTTTGACTCTTTTTTGTCCTTGGTTACCCGGTTTGCGATCAATCTAGGCTGTAATTGCTCTGCAAAAGCGGCAGTAGCTAATGCTGACGCGATCACACGGTCATCTTTTGACCTACCAGTAGCGGCAATCGTGCCTCCATCGCGCACAATTCCCTTCATTTCATCAATGCACTCTTCCGAATACACCTTTAGCATTCCGCGCTCGAAGTAATCCTTCAGGTAATTTAGCATTCGCTCCTTGGAAGAATGCGTTGTCACCCAGCCAATACTGTTGCTAATACCGAAACTGTCGTTTCTTCGCCACAAATAGTGCTGCATATTGCCTAAAACGTCGTTCAGGTGTCGGGCTTCCGACGGTGGCAACGACATGGCCTGTCTTCTTAGGTTCCTCATCTCGTTAATCACGGCCTGTCCGGGGCCGTTGACTTCCAAGTTCAGCAAGGAATTGCCGTAAGCGCCAGCCAGATAGCAGATCACCCAAGCGAATTGGAAGGTATTTAACTCCGAGGTGGCAAACTCTGCAACCTGTTCCATGCCATCGGCGTAACAACGGAAGACCTGAATGCAGAATCTATCTGCCCAGTCCGACGATCCATAGGCAGGATCAGCACCCACGACGTAGTAGGCATTAGGTACCGGCTCTTCCCAAATCTTTAGGGTCGCCAATCGTTCGCTACTTTGGATTAGCGTGGTGTCTTGGAAGTTGGCACCCATGCTAAAGCGATAGGGAATGAAGGGTGAACGCTTGGCTTCCTTCATGGCGTCGGTACAACGGGCCGTAGAGAAGAAGGAGGTTCCCGTCATCACAAAGGCGTAGTCCTCTGTGGGTGGGAATTCCTGATACATCAGGCCATCGTCCTTCAAACCTTCGTGCAGCTTCCAGCGCCACCAAGCAATCTGCCGAGAGTTGATCTCGTAGTTGTACATCTTCTTGATGTCTTTCGTCCATTCCTTCTCTTCGGGCGAAAGTTTGCCATCCCAGTACACCTTGTAGATGTCTGACTTGGGATCAGCCATGTACAACTGGTTACGCCACCAGCCGCAGAAAATTGCTTTCTGTGTTCGCGCACGTTTGGCAGTTGTCCACATATCGTGGAACATATTGAAGCCTCGCGCCGTACTCTCGAACATATAGTAGCGAAGCGGGTTGGTTTCAGCCAAGGATGCCAAGAGCGACGCCAAGCCTTCCTCGTCGCCCCATGAAGACGTTTCCGTGCCATGCAAGAAGGTAATGCCCTTGCCTCGACCCAATCCACCTTTAGCGCGAGTACCTGCC